ACGGTCTGGCAGGCGCGCCTGGAGATCCCGCGCACCGAGATCGGCGGGCCTGGCGGCATCAAGGCGTCGTTCACGTTCAAGGGAGAGCGGGACTCGTCCACCGGCATCGCGTACACGGTGGTGCTGCAGAACACCACGGCGGCGGCCACGTACACTGGTTGACGCAACGCTCAGGAAACCGTAACATAGTCGCAGCACAAGACGCCCTTGTCTTACCACAAGGGCGTCGCCACATCAAGAGGAGCTAACCATGATTTCCATCAAGAAGAGCAAACCTGATTCTTTGGTCAAGATCCCCCTCAGTTTCAACGTTGAGCTGGAGTGTCAGATTCTTGACACATCGCAAATGTTCATGGCGCGCAGTCGGACGCGGGTTGCGGTGCGGAACAGCGGCGCGACCACGGATGAGTTATCAACCGAAGACTTCCTTGCCGTGTTCGATGCAGAGTTGATTCTGCAAATGGGGGCGCTCAGTGTCAAATCCTGGACCGGAGTCGAGGAGCCGTGCACGCCTGAGAATGTCCGCGCACTGCTATCCTTAGCCCCGTATGGGCAAGAGTTCGAGCGGATGTACAATCACATCTCGTGGGAGGATACCGCCAGAAAAAACGGGTTCGCGCCTTGGCAGAATGGGAGTTTAACGGAGGCGCCGACTACTGCCGAGGCTGCCGAGAATCAGACCTTCCATGCGCAAGAGGGCAACGTGGCGTAGACGGGCACTATTGTCCGTACATCGAGCACGCCCCGGAGACCATCTACGAAGCGCAGTGCATTGCGCTGGTGCTGGCGTGCTCTGGGCAAATGCGCACCGCAGGCATGGGCGGTATAGTTGGCATTGACATAGGCGTGGCGTTGGCCATGGCGCAAGCCATGGGCTACGATGTTGAAGAGATGGCCGAACTGCTCCCATGGGCAGAACAGGGCATCATGAAAGCGTTCACAAAAGATAGATAACTCCGTTTTTCAAAGAGGTTCCCATGGCTGGTCAAGCTAACGAATTGCGATTTCGGCTCAAGGTTGACGGTGAGGAGTTGCGCGTCGGCCTCGACCAAGCCATCCAGCACATCAAGAAGTTCGAGGAGCAGGCAGGCGGGGCCACGCGGGCCATCAAGAAGTTGAGCGACGAGCAGAAGTTCGCCGCGCAGCAATTCGGAAAAGGGGTTGCGAAAGACCTCGGTCTTCCCTGGGCCGAGGTCAAGCGCCCCATGATGACGGCGTATTCTGCGGGCATGAATTCCCCTGGAGGCGATGAGTCCCAGGCGCGCAGCATGATGCAGGCCATGGCGGACCATTACCGCAAGGCGGCGGAAGAGAATCGAAAGGCTCTGCAATCCGTTCGCGAGCGCGTGGCGGCAGAGCAACAAGGGTTGGAAATCGCGCAACGATCTGCCGCTACGCAAGCGGAGGCCAGCCGCCGCAGGATGACGGACGAGGAGCAGATCGCCCGCCTCCAGGAGCGCAATCAGAATTTCCTGTCTGGGGAGCGCACCGCGCGACTCACCTCCACCATGCAGGCCGAGTTGCGCATGCTGGAGCGAATGGGGCGCACGTCGGACGCCGAGGCACGCCGCGCAGTGTTCACGCGCGCCATGCTTGAGCGGCAAGCGGCGGCGTCCTCAGAGCGTGATGCAGAGCAACGACGGACGGAAGAGGCGCGCAACCGTGAACGCGAGTTGGAAAGACTGCGCCGTATTTCGGATCGCGCGCGGGCGACGGCTGACCGGGAGCGTCATCAAGAAACAATGCGTCAGCTTCGCGATGAAGGGCGCGCCCGCGAACAAAGCATGTCTGCGATGATGTCGCGCATGCAGGCGCTGGCAATCATGGCTCCTGGTGGCGGCGGACCGTTGGCGGGCTTGTTCATGGGCGCTGGCCGTATGGGGCCGCTTGGCCTGCTTGGCATGACCGGAACCGCCGCCGCTGCGGGCGGTTTCATGATCGGCGACCAGTATAACCAACTGCTCCAACGCATGGAAACCGCCATGCCGGGCGGAAGCAAAAGCGGCGCTGCGGCGGCGCTCAGTGCCATGACCAATATTGCGGTCGATCTTGGCGTGGCCCTGGGCGACGTGGTTCCTCTCTATCAGCAACTGGTTCTCACCGGCAAGGATCTTGGTATCTCCAACCAAGAGGCCGAAAAACTCACCCGCAACATTCTCAACCTCGCGGCAACGTCGGGCATTTCCGCGCAGGCGATGCAGTTCGGCCTGCGGCAGATGGGGCAAGCCCTCGGCATGGGAGTGGTGCATGCCGAGGAGTTCAACTCCATGGTCGAGAACATGTATCCTCTCGTCGTCAAGATTGCAGAGGCCATGGGGAAGACCGTTGCCCAGCTGCGGCAAGATGTGATCCAGCAGAAAGTATCGTCGCGTGATCTTCTGAACGGACTGCAAGAGATTCAGGTGGCGTCGGAAGGGGCGTACATCTCTGCGGAGCGCACGCTCACGCGCATCTGGGAGTTCAGCAAGGCAAAAGCAGACGACTTCCTCGGTTTGCGAGGGTGGACTGAAGACGTTTTAAAGAATCTAAATGGCATCATCAACGGGCTTGAAAAACCGCTGTCCCTCAAGCCAATTGAGGAGCAAATTGCCGCGATGGAGCGGGACAAGGCGAAGATTGATGCCTTGTCTAGTTTTTCCGGAGGTGTATACGACGCTGCGCACTCTCCTTCCACCTTTCCAGTCGTCGGACCTTTGGCGAGTTTGCTGACTCGCTGGGCTATGTCCTCCGAGGTCGGCACAGAAACAGGCATGAGTCGGGAGCAAATTGTTAAGCAACTCGCTGCGTTAAAAGACACTCAGAAAAAGAACGCGGAGTTGGAGACAACTCCTGATGCGTTTCTCAAACCTGCGCAAGCATTCATGACGCATTTAGCAACGCAATACGGGGCGTTGAAAGGGCTTCCAGAAGCCGCCACGAGACTCAGCACCTTAGACGAATTGAAACGTGCCTCGGGAGCATCTATCGACCCAAAGCTGTCCGCCGACATCGAGGCGCTGCACAAGTTTGCGCAGGCTTACTCGGTTGCGGCGGACAAGGTAGGCCGAGACACAGCCTTTTTCTTGAACAGTGAGCAAGACCCTAAGCAAAGGAAAGCTATTCGAGACAGCGGAGACGCAGAACAGAGACGTTTGTTTTTTGACTTTATAGCTGAGGCTAATAAGAAGCAAGTTGTCATCGACAAGAACGTTGCTGAGAAACTTGGCGCTCTTGCAAACGTCGAGCAGACGAAGGCTAAAAACAAATTGGAGTTGGATACTGAGGACCAACGGGTTCAAGTTGAATCGCTTCGTTTGCAAGCAAAACAAATTGAAAACGAAGCGACCCTTACGCGAGAACGCGAAAAGAAATTGCGCTTGATCGACACGGCGGCCAGTTTGGAGGCACAGGCCGCAGAAAAAGAGTTCATGATTAAGTTTATGAATAACAAAGAGTTGAGTGAAGGGGACGAGAAGCGCGCCAAAGCACAAGCCGCTGCGCACGCTGCCAATGTCGCCGCATCTGTTAAAGAGCGGCTCATGCATCAAGTGGCGATCAAGGATCAGCAAGAGGCGCACAAGAAGGAAGAAGAGACGCGCCGCGCGCAAGAACGCTACGATCAACACTTCATCACTATGAAAGAGCAGGTTTCCGCGCTGGAGGCGGATATTACTGCTGAGGGGCTTCCAACAAAGCACGAGCAGGCTTTGGAGAAGCAGAGAGCCGCTATTCGCGCAATTGTGAAAGACAAAAAAGATCTGGTGTTGCGCGACGAGGAGATGGCGGCGCTTGCGGAGAAAATAGTGTCTTTGGAAGAAAAACGGGACGCCATCATCAAAGCGCGGGAGATGAACGCAAAGTACGATCCGGAGGCCCGCTACAAGCAACGCATGGAGGAGCTTGCGCGGTGGAAAGCTTCTGGCGGGCTTTCCGATGAAGCGTATCGCAGAGAAATGTTCGACGCGGATCTTGATCGCCTGTCCGGATCCAAGAATTGGGTTGACGGCATGAAGGCGGGGGCCATGGAGTATTCCCGCACCATGGAAAGCACGGCAGAGATGACAAAGAAGGCATTCCTGGACAGCTTCAAAGCCATGGAGGACGGGCTTACGGATTTCGTCATGACCGGAAAGTTGAACACCACCTCTTTTGCCAATCATATCCTGAGCGAGATGGCGCGGGCGGCGGTGAAGAAAACCATCACGGAACCTCTGTCAGGAATCCTACAATCCGCGCTTGGATCGGGTTTTCTTGGATTGTTCGGCGGATGGGGAGGTGGAGGTGGAGGAACCGTTGGTGGAGGCGTTAAAGGCATGCCTGCGGAGCCTCCCGTGTTGTCTGCGTTAGGAAATGCCTTCCACAACGGCAACGTACTTCCTTTCGCGATAGGCGGCGTTGTGGGCGGCCCTACGCTCGCCCCCATGGCTTTGATGGGCGAGGCTGGCCCTGAGGCGGTGATGCCTCTGGCGCGGCGCACAGACGGCAAACTCGGGGTGCTTGGCGCAGGCGGGGGCGGCGCCAATGTGGTGGTAAACGTGATCGCTTCTCCGGGCAAAGGCGGACAAGTCAACGAGCGCATCGACAACGGCACGCGGTTCATTGACGTGATGGTCGAGCAGGTTGAATCCGCGATGTCTCGGCGGCTGATGAGCGGGAGAAGCAATCTCGGAACGGCGATAGAGAACACTTATGGCGCGCGCAGAGGGGGTTACTGATGCCTTTCATCTTTCCTGCGCCGATGCCGGGATACACGTTAAAGCGGGTTGACCCATGGCAGACGTTTCAAGCGGAGATCGGGCCTCCGATCCGCTATCCGACATCCAAGCGCGTCCGGGTGAAGACGACCCTGGCGTGGAACCTGGATGCCACGCAGCAAGCCGCGTTTGACGCATGGTTCCTGGAAACGGCGGAAAGCGGCAATCAGGAGTTCTCGTTGTCTCTGGCCATCGGTGCCGGAGGTTTCGATACCGTCACCGTGCGCCTGGATGGCGCGCACAATCTGGCCTCGTTTCGCTCTGGTTCGACGGTGCGGTGGAATTTGACCGCGCCGGTCGAGTTCGAGCTTCCAGACCTTGGATGGGGCGCGCCGACCACAGCTCCGGCGGCGTGGGCGGGCACGGCGTTGCCTCTTCCTGACATGCGGTCTTGGAACCGCGCGGTGACGCCTGCCGTGATCAGAACTGCATCGAACGGGCCGACGTTCACCCGTATCCGGCGCAGGGCATATTACCCGACCGAGAAAAACCCCTTCCAACTGCGGTTGACGGACGCAGAGATGACAACCTTCTTAGCTTTCTTCGAGAACACGTTGCATGCGGGCGGGGATTGGTTTACCATGACCCTGCTGCGAGGCGATACGTTGGAGGACACAACGGTTCGTTTCGCATCTCCATGGAGCGCCACCGTTCTGCCGGGCTGCCGGTGGGCGGTGGAAACGGAGTTGGAGGTTCGCCGTGTCTGATCCTTTTATGCTTGCCGCCTTGGAAGAGGCGTATGCATCTGCGCCAACGGAGCAAGTCATACATGAGACCATCGAAATCCATCACGCAGGATTCGTGGCCCCGATTCGCGTTGTGCGGGCGTTGACGGATTTGAGTGCGAAATTGGAGGCCAGCGCACCAGAGAACGGAGGCGAGTATGTCACGTTTCTCGCCTATGACTTCCGGTTCGTGAAGCCTGAGCGCGGCGCTTCCGGTGCTCCCCAGGCCACCCTTGCGATTGACAACATCAACTCTGCGATCTACGAGGCGTTGCACGACGCCGCCATGTCCGGCACGCAACTCACGGTATATTATCGGGAGTATCTGACCACCGATCTGACCCAGCCTCAGACATATCCGCCGTGGCGGTTCGTTGGCACCGCTGCGGAGGTGGACATGTTCAAGGCGTCGCTGACGATCATGTTTGATGATATGATGAATCGAAAGCTCGGAAAGAACACTTTGTACACGGAAGAGCGTTTTCCAGGGCTGCGGCCATGAGCGACACCGCTTGGATGCTTTTGTATCTTGGTAAACCTTGGAAGGCAGGGGCACACGGTCCTGTCGCATACGACTGCTGGCATCTGTTTCGCGCCGTGCAGAAACACAGGTTCCAGCGGACGGTTCCCGTCTTGGCTTTTGTCGATGGGGCATACGATTCGCTGGAAGAACAACGCCTTCATCTGATGAGGGAGCGGCGCTATCGATGGGAAGGGGTGCCGCGTCCAAAGGAAGGTGATGCCGTGGTGACGCACCGCCCTCTGCACATTGGCGTGTGGCTTCCGTACAACGGCGGCGGTGTTTTGCATGCGGTGGAGCATGTAGGGGTGGTGTGGACCAAAGATCGTGATTGGTGCGCTTTAGGATTCGGTGAACGGACATATTACAGGCACGCCCCTGATGAAGAATAAACGCATCCAGGCCGAAGTGTTCAATGTCGCATGCCCTTTGGCAGATGCGCGAGAATCCACGCACATCACTGTGACGCGGCGCGCTCGGCTGCGGCAATTGGTGCCTGCGACACGGAGCGTTCCGTTCGTTGTGCTTGTGAACAAGAAATGCGTGTTGGAGAAAGATTGGAAGCGCCGCGTCAGACACGGGGACGTTGTAGTGGTGCTTTTCCTGCCGCGTGGCGGTGGAGGGGGAGGAGGCTCAAACCCGGTTCGCATCATCGCGTCCCTGGCCATCATGGCGTTTTCGTATTGGGCGCTTGGCCCTGTGGCGAACGCACTAGGTATACAGGCGGTTGCTACCGGCGGCGGTCTGACGATGGCCGGAAACATGCTCTTGGGCGGCATGAGCATGATTGGTAACGCAGCGCTTAACTTGCTGATGCCTGTTCGCCCGCCTGAGCCTGCTGCGTTCGGAGGAGGTCCGCAACCAAGTCCGACCTACTCGCTCACCGCGCAAGGCAATCAGGTGCGCATTGGGCAGATGATCCCGGTCCAGTACGGACGGCTTCGTGTGTTTCCGGAGCTGGCCGCGCAGCCGTACACCTATTTCCAAGACAACGATCAGTATCTTGCGCAACTACACTGCCTTGGGAACGGAGAGTTCTCGGTTGAGGCATTGCAGCTCGAAGACACGGATATCGATGCGTTCACCGACATCGAATATGAGGTGGTAGCACCTGGAGGAACGTTGACAATGTTCCCTGCCGCTGTTTCCACCAGCGAGGAAGTCTCCGGGCAGGAGTTGCTGAAAATCGTCAACACTTCGTATTCGCAAACAGGCACCGTTTTGACCGTAACCTCTACGGCGCACGGGCTTGGGATCGGGGCGCATGTATATCTCAGATTCACATCGGGAAGCGCGACTTCTGGCATCTATGAGGTGACCGGCGTGGCCGAAGACACCTTCACTGTGACGACCAGCAGCGCTACCACATCTGGATCGGTGGCGTATTCAGGGTTCACAGGGCCGTTTATCATAAACGCCGCCGAGACCGATACCCACCGCATTGCCTTCGACATGGCTTTCCCCAGAGGGGTGTCTGGTGCCGCAGCGAACGGTGATGCGCTCCCGGCATCGGTCGAGTTCGAGATGTGGTTGCGAGAGATCGATGACGATGGCCTGCCGGTCGGCAGTTGGGTGAAAAAGGCTTCTGAGGTGGTGAGCGCAGCGACCTACACCCCGCAGAGGAGAACTTACACCTATGACGTGACGCCAGGGCGGTACGAGGCCATGACGCGGCAGATTGAATCGCCAGTTGATGGTATGAACACCGTGATTGCATGGGCGGGGGCGAGGTGCTATTTTCCAGAGAACCGTGACTTCGGTAACGTGACGTTGATAGCGGTGCGCATGCGGGCCACGAACAATCTCTCGTCGCGCAGCACGCGACGCTTCAATGTTGTCTGTACCCGCAAAATTCCGATCTATGATGCGGAGACCGAGACGTGGAGCGCGGCAACGGCGTCATCGTCGATAGCCTGGGCGGCGGCGGATGTGCTTCGCAACGCTGACTATGGTGGCGGTCTGGCTGACTCTGCCATCGATCTTGCTGGTTTGGCAGACCTGGATGCCGTGTGGACCGAACGTGGAGATGAGTGCAACATCAGGTTTGATTCCACCATCACCGTTGAGGATGCCTTGGCGAACATTCTTCAATCCGGTAGAACGCGGTCATGGCCGCATGCCGGGGTGCGCATTTTTCACCGGGACCAGGAACAGACCGTTCCGACCGTTATGTTCACCCCGCACAACATGCGGGATTTGAAGTTCTCGTTTGCCCTTCCGAATGACCGCACACCGGATTCGGTGCGCGTCACCTACTTTGACAGCAGCTCTTGGACGCAACGGACCATCGTGACCGATCACACCGGAGTCGTGGTGACGGGGAGCAATCCTGCGGATTTGAAGTTGATGGGGGTGACCTCTCGCGAGCAGGCACACCGGGAAGGCGCCTACACGGCGGCGGCCAACAAGTATCGCCGCGAAGAGATCTCGTTCACGACGGATCGCGTTGGATTCCATCTGTTGCCTGGCGCCTTGATCGGGGTATCCCACGACATGCCGTCATGGGGCATCGCGGGGGAGGTTGTGGCGTACAACAGCGGCACGAACGTCATGACGCTCTCAGAGCCGGTCACGTTTGCAAGCGGGGCGCATTACATCGTTCTTCGGACGGACACCGGGGGACAGACTGCGCCTATCGAGGTTACGGCGGGAGCGGACGAGTTCCATGTCGTATTGGCCACCGACCCGACTATCACGCTGCGCGACGGGCATGGGCGCATTAGAACACGCTTCGCCTTCGGAAAAGCCGACGCCTATCAGATGTGGGCGGTGGTGACGACGCTCGCCCCTCGAAGCGAGTTCGAGGTGGAGGTGGCGGCGGTCCTGGAGAGCGCACATGTGCATTCCGCCGACGTTGATCTGGGGACTCCTTCGGCGGTGGAGTCTGCCCTGCCGCGCCTGTTCTCCAAGCCGACCGTGGCGCAGGTATTCATTGCGCCGACTCCGGCGCGCCCTGAGATGGCCCAAATATCATGGACACCGGCGGAAGGCGCGGATTACTATATCGTGGAGATGTCGGTGGACGGTTCGACATGGACGCGGGTGGCCGACACCACCGCCACCCACATTGCGGCCATCGCACCAGCTGACACCGTGACCATCTTCCGTGTTGCCGGGTCCGGGTTGCTCCGAGGCGATTGGGTGACGGCGCGTTACGTCAATTATACAGGCAACGATATTCCGTTTTACGGATATTACTCCGACACTTTCTATGTCGGCGGCGATAGCGATCCTTTTTACAACGAGTGACCTCATGAGCGCATTTCCGAGTAGCACCGATATCACAGGCACCCCGACCAACGCCATGGCGCGGTCTTGGTTCGACGCCCTTCACGCGGCCATCACGGGGCTTGTTGGGACCGACGGCACGGTTGCCACTGCGTTGGCGACCCTGAAAGCGCCTTTCAGTGCCTACGCCGCCAAGACCGCCACATACGCGGTTGTGGATGCAGACAGGGGTAAGGTGATCGATGCCACCAGCGGCACCTTCTCCATCACCCTTCTGGCGGCGTCCACGGCTGGAGCGGGGTTCACCTTCATCGTGCGCAACTCCGGGACTGGAACCATCACCATCGATCCTGACAGCAGCGAGACAATTGATGGTGCGGCCACAAGAGATCTCACGGAAGGGCAGGCATGCGTGATGATCTGCACGGGTAGTGGATGGGTCACTGTTGGGTTGGGTTCTGGTGGTGGATTTGCCGATACGAATTATAATCTTAAAATAGGTGACCATGCATTATCTGATGTAACAACTGGATCTTTTAATACTGCGTTCGGAGATTGGGCACTCCATGAAGTGACTACTGGTTATTATAATGTTGCTATTGGACGTTCTGCCGGAGGTGCGATTACTACAGGAAGTACCAACTCGGCATTAGGGGATCATGCTGGTTATGGAATTGGTACATATAGCAATTGCTCATGTGTAGGGTACATGTCAGACGTCACTGGAAGCAACCAAGTGCAACTCGGTGATTCCGCGACAACTCCTTATGTCTGGAACGCCGTACAAAACCGCTCTGACGAACGTGACAAAACAGCTATCCGCCCCTGTTCTCTTGGACTTGAATTCATTTTGCGTCTTGATCCTGTAGATTTCAAATGGAATTACCGGGAAGACTACAAAGAACGTCTTCCGGACGGCACTACGATCATGCACGAAAATGACGGGTCAAAGTCACGCACCCGATATCATCATGGTCTGATCGCCCAGCAAGTCAAACAGGTGATGGACAATCTTGATGTTGATTTTGGCGGATACCAAGATCACTCCGTAAAAGGCGGACAAGATGTTCTGTCTATCGGATATCAGGAATTTATTGCACCGACTATCAAAGCGATTCAAGAAATCAACACCCGGCTTATCCGCCTGGAAGAAACTATCAATAATGGAGGATGATATGGGTTTCAGCATAGCAGACTTCGCGCCCACCCTGATGAAGGCCGTCGTGTCGGCGGTCCCAGGCGGTGATCTCGCCATGATGGCGGCGCGATCTTTTGGCAAAGCGTTCGGCCTTCCCGTTGGGGAGGTGAACGTGGATGACATCAAAGCGCGGCTCGATGATCCTGAGATCCAGTTGAAGCTCAAGGAGGCGGACCGTTTGTTCCAGCAGGATCTCCTGGTGCATGCGCGAGAGATGCGCGCCTTGGAGGTGCGGGAGTATCAGGTATGGGGCGAGGATCTTGCCAGTGTGCGGCAGATGATCACCGCCACGCACGACACCACGTCCCGCAATCTAGCCTACGGCGCAGGATTGGTGCTGATCTACATCGTCACGTTGATTTTCTTCAAAGGCGTTCCGTCAGACCAGACGGCCTTGTTTATTCTCGGTTCTGTCGTCACGGGGTGCCTCGGTTGTTTGGCGGTGTTCACAGGTGCGTTGCCGCCATCGATGAACCCAATGGTAAAAAAATGAGGCGCCTTTCTTTTTCCTCTTGCATCTGTTTTGGAGATCCGTTATGAGTAATCCTCACTATATCCCTCCGTCGCTTGTCGAGAACATGACGGACCGTCTAGATTCGCGAATCGCCTATGACGGCAGCGGCAATCCGGAGTATGTCGGTTGCGCCACAGCAGGCACCGCGACCAGTGCGACGGCCTGGGCGATCAAGAAACTCGGTTACAGCAGTGGCGCGGTTGTAAGCGTGCTGTGGGCCAACAAGGCGCAGTTCAACTGCGCGTGGGATGATCGGGCCGCGTACACTTACGGCCCGTGATGCTTCGCCCTCATTAGTCGAATAGGCCAAGACGCCCGGCTTTGAACCGGGAGATTTGAGGTTCGAATCCTCGATGGGGCGCCAATGCGTATCGCCAGTCAGATGATGAGGTTCGAAACCTCACGCCGTGCCTGGGTTAGCCATACTCAGACCCACGGGAGAGTATACGGGACAACTACTGCTCTTGCTGGTGGTTGACAGCCTGGAAAGACAGGCTCCTAAATGAAAGAGCGCGGTCCAAGAAAAACCATATCGACTCCCGTGGCGGCTTCACGAATGACCGGACGTGCCACAATAGTGGAGTGACGATCGCTCTTTTTCTTTTAGGTGCTACCACGGTGGATGCGCAGGCTGATGCGCGACGAAACTGGCTAGTGGGGACGATGGGCCAGAACACTTCTACTCATTCCGGAGATCAGCGCCGGACACCTGACAGCCGGGAAAGACCGGCAAACTCTCACGGGCTTGAGAGAAGGCGACGCTGGCCAGCCTGGACAAATAAGCGATGCCCGCCAAGCGTGAGCGTTATTGGACGGCGGTCCGGAGGGAAACGACAATCCCATGCACGCGCAGCAAGGCGCGAGTCGGTGAGTTGCCGACACTTGTGTTGAAACATACATGTAGCGCCTATGCGAAAGCACGCGAAACCTCTACATGTGTCCTGGTTGATGTGCAGGCTGATGCACAATTCGTGTGGCGCAACGTGACCGAGTAACCCTCAACCTCTGCGGGACAAAGGCCATGGATCGTGTAAGAGGCGCGCCAGCCCGGAGATCAGTACCGGGAACCTGACAGCCTGGAAAGACAGGCAGCCTCTTCACAGATTGCCCGCCAAGGCTATGCGCGGCTGCGCATCCTCAAACCGGCGGGCCTCTTATCTTCGCGCAAATTCAACGGAGGAAGTTATGGGGCTTTATGAGTGTGATGCGGAGGTTACGATTGCGCGCTTGCAAGCAACACAGGACGTGAACGCCGTTCCATCCAAAGATGCGCTTGCCGCTTGGGTAGCGCCTATGATCGAGGCAGCGCATACACAAGGCACGAAAGCCGACGGCGGTAAGCTCCGCATGGACTTGCTCCCGGTTGAAGCCCTGGAGTCTTTGGCGCGACGCCTGACGCTCGGCGCAGAGAAATACGGTCCTCGCAATTGGGAATCCGGTATTGAATATTCGCGCGTCTACGCCGCGTTGTTGCGGCACCTTTTGGCGTGGTGGTCCGGCGAGGACATCGATCCTGACCCTATCGCAAAAAACTCCCATCACCTGGAAGGCGTGCTCATCAACGCCGCGTTTCTCGTGACGTATGTGAAACGAGGGATGATTGATTTCGACGACCGCCCTTCGAAGCACGCAGCACCGTAAAACCAACAATTGTAAACAAAGGAGCCTGTTATGGATGCTGTTCTTCTCGGCCTTCTGCTTCCCCACGTCAAAGAATCGGAAGGGTTTTATTCACAAATATATCTTTGCCCCGCAGATAAGCGCACCATCGGCTATGGCCATAACCTGGATGCACATCCTATCACCGCTGAACAAGCGGTGCGCTTAGGCATTCCTCTCGGCGTCATTGGGCATCCTGAACGGGTGACTTTGACGGAGGAGCAAGCGGAAGGGTTGATGCGGGATGAGCTGGAAGAGGTATACCAAGCGCTCAAAAGCCGTGGCGCGTTGTCTGGGCTGGACCATTCTCGGCAAGCCGTGCTGATCGACATGGGATTTAATATCGGTGTGCCCGGACTGATGAGATTTCACCGCATGTGGGCGGCAATCAAGGATCGCCGTTTTGACGATGCGGCGGATGAGATGATCGACAGCGCGTGGTGGCATCAGGTCGGGCGGCGCTCGAAGAAACTTGTGGAGATCATGCGCAGCGGTGTGTGGTATCACGGCTATCGGAATCATTGAGGAGATCCCCCATGGAAAAAACTCCTCTCGTAATCCCTGACGGCGTGCGCATTGTTTCGGCGCAGGCGGCGCCTTCCACGTTGCCCCGTGCCGAGGAGCTTGTGGCGTTGCAGATCGCCTCGGAAGCCGCGCCTTCTCCTCCTGCCTTTAATGAGCTCCCAGGACGGCGCTACAAAATCAAGCCTCCGACCATTGACGCCGCGATCTACATCATAATCGTGGATAAACAAGTCGATGGACGGCTGCGTCCTTGGGAGTTGTTCATCGAGACTAAGAATCAGGCCGTAAAGCGCAGTCTGACCTTGACTTGCCGCATGGTGTCGGCGGTGTTCAGAAACGGCGGCTCAGTGCAGTTTGTAGCCAGGGAATTTCTTGACGGGGTGCTCGGAGAGGGATATTATCAAAACGGGCGTAAGTATTCGTCCATTGAGCAGCACATAGGGATCGTGCTCGAGCACCATTTGAGGAACCTTGGTTTTGGAGATGTTGATGGACCCGTTAAACACGCCCCTGCCAGCTCCAAAGATTCGCTCTCAGCGTTCGAGAAGTGCCCGGCCTGCGGAGAGCGCGCCTTTGTCATGTCAGAGGGATGCGGAACCTGTAATCAATGCGGGCACACACGCTGCTCATGAGGATTGCGACCAAGAAGGCAGCCCATGTAAGAAGTTGCTTTATTTATCTGCGGACATTGCTTTGTTGGACACAAAGTTGAAAGCGCAAGAAAATGCGCTTGAGTTGATCCAACAAGAGCTTCTTTCCCAACGGGAAACCACCGTTGCCACCCTGACATGTGTAACCAAATTGCAAGGCGAGTTGTTGAACGCGGTCGATGCTCGCCTTGCACCTTTCCGTGAAGCAGAGGCCACGTTGCGGGTGCTAAAATGGGGATTGGGCGCAATAGGAACTGCGGTGGCTGCTATCGGTATTGAAGCGTTGAAGCGCGTGTTTGAATTGTAACAGAAAAGCCCTCTTTCGAGGGCTTTTCTTTTGCGCCCATGGCGCACCATGTTAGCCTCGTGCTTTGGCTCTGAGCATGGCCCCGTATCTGGCGAGCATCGCTTTCTGAAACGATGCCGCGTCAACCCCAGCGATATCGCACCAAAAATACAGCGATCCTTGCTTGTCTTTCTCGTTGCACAGCCAATTTAGCAAAAGGCGCGACTCGTACTTCAGGCTCGCGTTGAGCCGATGGGCGCCGCGGGACGCCATGCCGCGGTCAAGCGCCTGCCCTTTCTCGATTTTTTTCGCATCTGTGATCGCGCAACTCAAGACTGCGTTTGCCAGCCTCTCCTCCGGAATCAAGGCTCGCTCGACGCCTCTGGCCAAGGAGCCTGCCACGGCATGTGTTCCTCGGTTTGAAGGGCGTTTTTCATCTTCGTTGACGCTTCCGAAAGCGTTGTGTAACAAATAGGGCGTCATGGATGCCTCCTATCCTTGTTTTTGGTTCGCGTTCTGGAAATATTCCCGCCACAAAGCGGCGGTCGAGGTCTCTCCTTGGAAGGTCAACTCCGTGTCCCCGGTGACGGATATCGTTTCTCCGTTGTCAAGCGTGAACGTGATCTGCTGCTCTTGTAAAGAGGCGTCCGTCACCAGAACTGCGCCACGGGTATCGGATGGCCGGTAGGTGGTGCAGCCTTTGCAGCCCATCTCCCACGCCTTAATGTAAACGTCTTTGAACTCGGTATATGAGATCGACGACGGCAAGTTGATAGTTTTGGAGATGGCGTTGTCCACCCACTTCTGGGCCGTAGCCTGCATGATCAGATGCTCGTCGGGAGTCAACTCACCGGCGTCAACGAACTGGTGCGCGAGGTGCGGGGCCAGCAACATCTCCTTGCTGTGAACACGCACGGGCAGCTTCGTCTTGCGCCCCTCCACCAGCAGGTTGCGAGTGTACGAGTGGGCGAAGGTCGGCTCGATGCCATTGGAGCAGTTGTTTCCGAACGACAACGCCAGGGTGCCCGTCGGGGCGATGGCGGTGCCGTGGGAGAATCTCGGCGCCCAATAATCGATCCCTGCTTCATCGCAGAAGGAGTTAACAGCGCCTTCTCCGAAGCGTGAATTCCAGAAACGCTCCCATGATCCCCCTGCTTTATTACTTTCAAAGATCGGAGCGCCTTCATAACGATGCCCCATCTCCAGAGACACCACCACCCCCGCCTTGGCGATTATGTGCATCACATGGTCGAGAAGAGCTGCCGCTTGCGGCGAGCCGTAGCGCACGCCAATCAGATTCAACGCGGTACCAAGCCCCATGATCCCGAGGCCATGGCGTCGCTTCAAAAGAAGCTCGTCGGTATACGTTTGGAGCGGAAGATTCGCTTGATCAACCACGCGGTCCAGCATCTCGTGAAAAACTCGCGCATGCTCGTAAATCTCATTTGATCTGAAAGTTTTGCGCTCCATGTCTACGAATTCAGACAGATCCATGGAGCCGAGCAGACACGCCCCGTTGGCAGGAAGAGGTACTTCTCCACAAGGATTTGTAGCATGAATATCTTCGACCCCTGCCAGGGGGTTATTCCTGTCGGCCACGCTGATGAAGAACACCCCAGGCTCCGCGCTCTCATAATTCGCCTGCATGAGCGCATCCCACAAGAAGCGCGCCTTGTAGGTTGGCCCTGCGATGCGCTCGCCCTTCAAGACAAACTCGGTTTCCCAATCCCCGTCCGCCTTCACCGCTTCCATGAACGCATCCGGAACCAGAACAGACAGATTGAATTGCGTCAGTGCGCCGGGCGTGCGTTTGGCGTTTATGAAGGCCAGGATGTCGGGGTGCCGCATGCTGAGCATCCCCATCTGCGCCCCGCGCCTTCCTCCGGCACAAGCGATGGTTTTGCATGTCGCATCGAAGATGTTCATAAACGAGATCGGCCCTGACGTGTGTGCCCCCGCTCCGGCTACAGGCGCGCCGCTAGGGCGCAGGGACGAGAAGTCATACCCGATGCCGCACCCGGCTTGCAGCGTCAGTCCTGCCATGTGTACCGCACGCAGAATGCCATCCATCGAGTCATCGATTACACCGGACACCGTGCAATTGATCAAACTGGCGCTCGGCTTGTGAACGCCTGCCCCTGCGTTGGCCATGATGCGGCCTCCTGGGTAGCAACCGGAGAGCAAAGTTTTGAAGTATTTCTCTCCGTCACCATGCCATTTACTCAATGCCAGCGCCACCCGGCGCAGCGTGGCTTCCGGGTTTTCATCCACAGGCGCTCCGTTCTTGCCCCGAAGGCGATATTTCTTGTCCCAGATGTCAAAAGATGCGGGTTGTAAAGCCATGCTCTGCTCCTGTCAAAGGTCTGGTGGTGAGGTCTTGGCGGAAGGGCCAGTAAAATCCGCAAACGTGATCCGGAGATTCCGGCTCGAAGTTACTCCAGTTTTGATACTCGCTTGGCGGTGAAATTGCGCGCCAGCACGTTGCCCTTCTTGGACAGCATTCGGTGCCACACTTTGCAATGTCAGGCATTACGCAACTCCCCTTGCGCACGGGGCGCGACAATCACCAACGCTTTTCCGTCGCAGAAATACTGAATGTCTTCCCCTGGCATAAGCTCTGGGGCATACGTTAGCAGCACATATCCTTCTACGCGCTGCGCAAGGCATCATTGCCTCCTCTAGGCGCCGTTGCATCTGCTTAATTTCGCTCCCACTGAGCTTTCTCTTCTTCGGTCTGGCGGCGTGTCTCGCCACAAGACAGGCAGTTGACCCAAGCGTATTTGGTGTTTGGCCTCATCCATGTGTGCTCCGCGCCGTTCAAACAATCTGCTTTGTGCCCGGAGTACGTTATATCGATCACGACATAGAGCACGAAGTTCTTTCCGCACACACCACAAGCGTACTCATATGGCTCCTCTGGTTCGTGATAATCACAAGCGTCAACGTCATTCCTGTGCCCACAGTAAGGGCATTCCACGTCTCTCATTCTTTCCCCTCCTCGAAAGGTTAGATTTCAGCGCAGATCCACATTTTGCAGGGTCACGCATCTTTACCGTCCATCAACACCGCCCCCTCCGCTCGTTGCGGCGGGCGCAGTTCGCAAGGACGCTTGATTGAAAGTTCTCCAGGTGCGTCTTCGGTCCAGCAGCGAAACGTGACATCTTCACACACGATGCCTTTGACGCATTTTGTGAAGTCACGCAAGGCTGCGCCTCGTCGCTCTGCGATTCTTACGTCAGAATAAGACATAGTTGGTCTCCGCTTCAAAGGTGGGCATTACAGCTTCGATGAACGCCGCCGCGACATGTGGAACGATTGCATTGCCGTAACCGCTGATTCGCACCACTCTTTCGGGAACCCCATGAGCCAACGGCAGAATTCCGGGCTGAGCAGGGCGGGTTTTTCCGTCGCTTCCGGTGAGCCATTCTGAGCCGTCGTGCTCAAAGCCTGACGTGCCAATGGCGCGCCCTTGCTGCCGTACAACTCTTGATCCGTCATCTTGCTGCGATCTGATTTCCAATCCCGCGCGCTTACCGTTGCCCATCCCGCCATCAACGCCGCTTGCTGGCTCAGCGGGATTCCGGTGTCGTGCAATCGTGGCGGCTTGCCTCCGCGTGAATGATCCTGCTTTGTCGGCGTTGCCCATCCCGCGCAGGCCGTTTTGTATTCGCGCGCCTGTGCCGTCAGGTTCGTGAACGGCTTGCTCCCGTCGTGCCGCCGCCCCGTGATCGAGTCCAAGTTCGGGTTCTGCGTGTTGGCGTTGCTTTTTGTCGGCGTTGCCCATCCAGAAAAGCCGCTCTCGGATGTGCGGCGCGCCGATGCTGCAAGCCGGGAGAACCGCCGCCCGGATGGAGTAGCCCATTCCTTCCAAGTCATTGCATACAAGGTCGAACCAAGCGTTGGCCCCTCCACGGGCAACTTGCTCTCCAAAGACGAGGCCAGGGCGGCATTGATCGATGAGCCATTGCCACGATGGCCAAAGGTGCCGCTCGTCAGCAAACCCTGCGCCTTTGCCTGCCGTGGAGAAAGGCTGGCACGGACAGGAGCCTGTCCAGATTGGCTGGTCGTCAGGCCACCCGACAAGACGCAATGCAAGCGGCCAGCCTCCGATTCCGGCGAAGAAATGACACTGTGTGTATCCGGCCAGGTCGGAAGGCAGCACATCTTCGATGCTTCGCGCATCAACATCTCCTTTTGGTAACATCCCGTCCAAAATCAATTGCCGCAGCCATGCGGCGGTTTTTGCGTCAAACTCGTTGTAGTAGTGCATTACGCGCCCTCGAGTGGTGGAGGCATCCAGGTACCTTCTTTGATTCGCGCCAGGTCAGCATCGGTCAGGCAGCACGGGGCATACGATTTTAGAGGATCAAGACGCCTGTCAGGCACCCCTTCTTCAATAATCACCTCCCCGGTGATGGTTCGGAAGTACCTCTCTCCGTCCAACAATACCGGCTCAAGGAACTTTATCACGATTGGGGCTTCCAAAAACCCAGATTCGCAATGGACGAGCACCTCGCGTTCAACCGTCTTTTCCGTGCCGTCAAGCCCAATCCATTTGAACGGCGCTTTCTTGATCATAACCAACCCTCCTCCGTTGGAGTTTCGCCAAGATACCGTGCCCAGGCGTCCCGCATCACCTCGATATCTGGGAACGCCACCACTCTTGACCTGCGCTCGGAGAGCGAAACGCGCTTGCCCTCCACCGCAGAGCACGCAGTTTGTATCATCTCAATCACGTCGTCAACGGGCGGTATGCGCTCCCGTGCATTTCTTGAATTCGCGTATGCTTTAAGCGCCTGGACCAACTCGCTGGTCGGCATGTGGGAGGGCCATTCGTCGTACATAGCCATGAGCGGCGCACCGTTTGACAACGAGTCGCCGAACCATTGCAGGGGCAGCGACAGCGACAGCCTTTTCTGGTCCACCAGGGCGGCGGTCGAAGGGGCGCTGTTGAGATCCACCTTGCTCAGGTCGAACGTGTTCAGGTAGTCGAACAGCAACCTCGCGCCTCCCTGCTCCATACCGTCGCGCATGCGAGTGAAAAACAGGTGGTCCAGGCGGTTGCCTTCTCCCACGTCGAACACTGCGAACCGGCGCTCATCGACCGACGCGGGCACTAACCACGACTCGTTGCCAATGATCGCCACGCGCGTCAGGTTGCGCACGGCGTAGGACGCCTTGCCCTTGTGCTCGATGTGGTGGGTGGTTCCAGTGATCAGATCCTTGAGCACGGACTCTCCCATCTTGTCGCCGGACCACAGCGCCTCATCCAACACGAACAGCAGGCATTGCTCAAGGTGGCTGTTGAACTGGCCTGTGACATACCGTGGATGAGCGGTCAGGAAAAAATGCTGGCCCAGCAGCCCGCGCAGCACCTCCAGGAGGATGGTTTTCCCGGTGCCCTTCTTTCCACGGAACACGGCGGCCACACGCGGCTTCTCCCACGGCCTTTGAACAAGGTGCGCCAAGAATCCGGTGAGCCACCGCGACAACAACACGTTGTGGCCGCACACATTTTCATGGAGGTGCAACTTATAGGCCGACAGCGCCAACTCGGAGGCGGCTTGGTTCACGATCTCGCATTTCAGAAACCCGGACCACATGTTGTAAAACGCGGAGGTGGTGCGCCCGGCAGGATCGAACACGATGCCGTCATAGCTTCTGCGCCCTGGGTGCCGCATCCACAGCTCGGTTGCCGGGCGGCGCTTGCCGCTGTCATCGATCTGCACGGTTCGCGCAGCGAGTTTCTTGTGGAATGTGCTCTCCGTCAGATGCTCCAGGCGCGGAGCGCCCTCAGCATCCTTCGTTTCCCACAGGATGTGATGCCCGCCGCCTGCAATCACGAAAGCGTATTCCAGGTTCAACTCTTGAACGAAGCGCGGCAGAGACGGTGCGGAGACTTCCGGAAGTTCGGCCTCCGGTACAGACAGCAGCACGGCCTCTCCGAAGCCGTCTGCTGCGTCTTCTTCCGCCTCCGGTACTTCGCCCCTGGCTTCGATAGAAAGCGTCCCTGCGGGCTTCTTGGCGTAGGTGTAGACGCTTCGCAGCACCGCGTCAACCTCAGATTCGTCCAACGCATCCCCTCGCGGAAGCCAATGCTCGACGACCACGGCTTTTGCTTGTTCGGCAGACAGGCCGAAGTCGCGAACGGTGCAGCACACCGCGTAGGCGGTGCTGTTCCGGCTTCCTTGCTGTGGCAGCGGCGCGACTTCCCGCAGATAATGTACTGCGCGTCCGTAGTCCAGGCCGCCGTCCTCTACTTCGGTATCCGATGCGACCTGCGGCAAAACCTTCTGCCACGGCGAAAACAGCGCGATGGCTTCACGCGGGGCATCGGCGAGCGAGGCGTCGTTGTCTGTGTAGGAGGCTCCTTCGATGATAGAACCAGATCCCACCACATATCCGCCGCCGGATCGGGTGTCCAAACCTTCTCCCAGAACGCCAGCGCCCTGGCGTAGAGGTTCTGGAACACGGAAAATGACATGTCGGCCTCCTGTCGGGGTGGTCTGAATGTATGTTGCGGGCAAGGCCAGGGCGTGCTTCTCGCAGAACATCGCGAAAGTCTGTTCTCCGTGCCTGCCTTCTTTGGCGTCGATGTCGAATGCCAACAACGCACCGCCATCCGCATGGCGCGACGTGGCGATGCCGATGTTGGCGTGTGGCCATTGCCGCCACCACCGTTTTATCTGCGCCTCTTCGGTGGTGGCGAGATCGGTAAAGCCTTTGATTCGGGGCGTCTTTCCACCGTCCTTCAACGGAAAAATGCAAAACCCGAATCTGGCAAGGCGCAAAGCTCGGTCAAGCACGAGGAGCGCCGCAGCACGGGCAAACTGCGGGCGTGGCGGCGGGATCTTCCCAACCGGCTTCCTTCAACGCACCATAGACAAGATCGTACATATTGCGCTGTGTTTCGTTGCTTTCGTCCAGTATGACGGCCAACTCAAGCAGCGTCTCGAACATCCTTGGCGCGGCCAGGATTAAAACTTTATTCCCGTTTCGCGCCTCGGCGTGAGCGTAAGGCGCATATATATGCGTCCTACCCTCGCTGGTGTGGACACTAGCTATATGTTCCGTGCCGGCGGGGGGTCGCTCCGCTTGCATCCACGGGGCATACGCCACTGGAGTCCACGGGGAGAGGGAGTGTTTGTGCTGGTTCATGGTTTTGGCGCCTCTTGATAAAACGTTTTTGCAGGTACGGCGCAGCGATCACGGTGCGCGAGTTTTGTGCATGAAAAGTTTCTCCGTGCGCGGCGCACGCCCGTCTTTACTGCGCAGTCTCAACGTTGTGGGGTATTCCTTGACGCACACAAAATCCGGCGGGGCTGCGTACTCAGACACAACAACAAGGTTGCCTAAGCTCCACTCCCGCACACAATTCCAAAACGCGGCGCTGTCAAACGCGCCTTGGCTATACCCCGTGGTTCCGGCATACGGAGGATCGCAGTAAATCAAACGCATGTGAGGGTTAAAAGTTGCATAGCTCCGTGCATCGTGGAAGCGCACGTCCTTTATTTTTGGCAACTGCCGCAAAAGGCTTCGCCGTGTTGTTGCTGCGTAGCTACACACACCTCCTCTTGCATACCCGCCGAACCATTTACCTCCGAACGAACAGCCGAAACCAACAAACGCCTTCAACGGATCGCTGTCAGGAAGCGTTCTTGCAGCGGCGTATTCCTCCTCTGTTATGCGCTCCGGCGGGAGCCATCCTTTTTGAAGCGCTTGGTACATGGCGATCAACGCGGGGTGCGCGTCGCACGCCTCGCGGACGCCGGACATCTCTTGCAGCACCCATCCACCGCCGACAAAAGGCTCAAAATAAGGCATCCCGCAGCGGACGCTTTCAAGAAACTCCGCTATCGGTTTGGCAAGCCTGCTTTTTCCACCTAGATACATCATGCGATGCCTTCCTTCGCGTCATCGCGTTCCGCCAGCAGGGCTTTGAGCAGGATAACCTGCCCGTGCAGTTGGTTTGCTGTACGGTGCAGGTCAACCGCGTACTGTTCAAGCGCCAGCACATACAGATGCAGAGGAGACGGCGTTATAGCGCCACCGGTAAGCATCGCTGCTGGTCTTTTTGGTGGAAAAGGGATGTCGCTGGCACAGAATCTGCAACTCACGGCGCACCTACGACTTCTTGAAAAAGGCGGAAGTATGGCGTGCCGCCCGGTCACCGTTGCCTGACGTGCCGCATGGTCAGCAAAGCGCGCCGGGCCAAATGCGTACCCAATGGACAAAAGGTGCGTTTTCAAGACGAAACGATGCTCGCCTTCTGCGCGCTGCAACGCAGCTCTGAGTTTTTCCTGAAGGTTCTGCAACGCTTTATCTTCGTACTCCGTTACGGTGCAATCCATGGCGTGACTCCTCACAAGAGTTGATTATTTACGATACCTCGTTCCGATCCGTCCCTCCGCTCCGAGAGGAAGATCGGACGCCCACGCCGGTGTTTCTGACATAAAAGCCTCGATAGCATGCAAGGCTTCCTCAGCTATGTCAACTGGAATTTCACACCCCGGTTCATCATGCACATGCAAATCGATGGCGTTCGGATACGCGGCATCAATTTTCAACATAGCCTCGGCCAGAAGATCACGGGCCAGTGCTTGCACGCCATTCTGAAACAACGTCCCTCCCCAGGTTCTGACGCGCTCCCAATGGAAAGGCGGCACCGGGCTTTTGCCGTAGAACGTCACCCCGTCCCTTCCTTTCTCGTCGGCACCGATTGCTGCAAACGGGTAGCACAACAATCGCCCCGACTGCAAACGCAGCCACAGATGCGCCCCTGTCTTGACGAACATGAAGCGTCGATGTTTAGGCCCGCACACAAAGCGCGTTCCAGGATGGCGCAGGGCGTGCAAAGCGGTCGCCTCCATCTGGTGCCATATACCTGGGCCAAACAACGCGCCGTCATCTGTGAACAGCAGTTTTCCTTTTTTGTCGCGCCGTCCTGCGATTGGTGCGTGTGCGTAACGCCATCCGTTCACCACCTCCTGAATGGTCTCGTCATCGAGGCGAACCCCGTAGGCAGCCGCCATGCGTTTGAACGCACCAACCCCGCCTCCAAAACCGAGGGAGAGAACGGCCACTTTGCCGATTTGACGGCGCTCGTCTTTCTTGTCCAACGTTCCGTGTGGCAGGCGGTATATGTTCTCCGCTTCGAACAGATACAGGTCTTGCCCGTTGCGGATGACCTCAAGGGTCGGCTCGTCTCCAGCCGCCCAAGGTGTCAATCGCGCCTCGATAGAGGAGAAGTCGGTGTCCACCCTAGTGTAACCGGCAGGCGCCTCCAGAAAGCCGCGGATGCAGTCAGAAACGACTTCCAGAGGCTCCCCGAACGCCATGGCGATATACTCGGTGCGCACAGGAACCGGCGCCTTGCTGGCGAAGGCTTCAAACAAAGCCGGATAATCTTTTGACGGCTTCACCCGATCTGGGTTTGGGCGCGGAAGGTTGTGTAGTTGGATGCGCCTTCCGCTCCACCGGCCTGTTGATGCCCCATGGTATTGGAACATCCCTCGCACACGGCCATCTGCGCTCACGCCCGCCAAAATAGCCTTGAGTTTGGCCGTGGACGCCTTTGCTCCTTTGATGCGCAGGTCGATGATCTCCCGCACTTCTGGGAGAAGATCGGTCCTGCGTTGCAAAGCCTCTACAGTGCCTTTGCCCAAAGAGGTGATCGTTGGGTCAAGCGTTTGTAGATAGGCGGTCAATACGGCGGTCTGGGACACCGATTGCACGGCCCCGTTGGTGACACGCGCTATTTCGTCATCGATGCGTTTCTTCTCTGCCAGCAGAATGGGTGCGACGTTCTTCACGCTCTCCAGGTCCACCCGCACGCCTTTGTCATTGATGCGCTGGTCCAGCCTCCACAAGACCAACTCGGATTCCGGCAACGGGCGCAGAAGTTTTCCGATAGCGCGCTCGCTACGGACATCGTTCTTGCAGTACTCCAACAGGCGCGCCATTTTCTCTGGCGTTGCTTCTTTGCCTCCTGATTCGGTCGGCTTGCACAACTGCAACATGAGGCGGTTCCCGACCTTATCCTTGACCTGCTCCACCTGCAACGCTTTTGTCACCGCGTCCAGCGCCCCCGGCAGCGACATTGCATATGCCATGGACATGGTACAACGCCATTTTTCATCTGGAATCGGCGGGTATCCTAGCCTCTTGTGCGCGAGCTCCCTCCATGCGAGGCGCTCGAAGGCGGCGTTGTGGGCGAAGATCACCGCATCCGGGCGCGAGGCCAACTCGAAAAATGCGCTTAGATCGATGCGGC